GAGTTACTTCACGCACACCGTCAGGCTTCTCTGTGAACTCAAACTCAGGCATTTCAAATCCGTTACCAGACCACAACCAAGTCTGCTTTTGGTTAAGGTCACCGTAGTTCCAATGCGTGAACTTGTGGTCAGGTTTACGCCAGCACGTACTCAGTCGGCTCATGGGATTCTCTAACATCCAGGGCACACCGTACCACTCACAAATACGACGACAGCCTTCTACAACCGACAGGGCATCAATGAGTGCCTGAATGCCTTTTTTGCTCCAGTCCTGAGCACCGGACAATGACAGATGCGTGCATGGTGGAAAGGCAAAGATAATGAGTGGTTCAGGCAGTACGTCTGGAGTCAGGCTTCGCACATCAGCCCAACGATACGTGATATTGCCTTTGACGATATCCCGTCGCATCTTGTGTTGTGTGTCTATACACAAACAATCGTATCCAGCTTCAGCCCATGGTTTGACCATGTTGCCAGTGAGATCACATAAGCTAATTACCGTTGGCATAAATCCGTTCCTGTGCAAAATGTATCAGCCGGTTGAGATAGAACTCAGCCTTGCGTAAGTCTTCGAGCTGCTTCTCCAGGTCGGGATTCTTGAAGCGATGCCGATACACATACTTCAGTACCTGACCTTGATGGAAATCCAGCTCCAAGCCTTCAATCGCTTCAATGCACTCCATTGGTGATTGGCGATAGTGTTCAGGCTTGTTAACTACATCACTCATGATGTGTCTCCAGGTACTCACCGATTTCCTTGTGTATGCGGATCGCATCCTTCTGCTCAAAGTGCAACACAACGCTGGTTGTGTCATCGTCTTTGCCGAACAACATCACACGCTGACTACGTGGCTTGTAGCTCACGTAGATTTGATCTCCTTCGATGGAGACTACTGTTGGTTGTTTCATGAGTTGCTCCTGTATTCATTGATTGCGTCTATTAGGTTTGGCAGGTCATCCAGCTGAATAGCCAGAAGCCACGGCTTGTTGTTTTGCCGAGTAAGCACAACAGGCACTTCGCTGTATCGCTTGTCGTTTTCGGCTTGCTCCATCCACTTGTAGAGCTGCATCCGCTCTTGGCGTTTCACTTCAAAGTGCAAGCCATCGATGTTGCATTTGATGTCTGCGTCATGATTCGCGCCTGAAAATTGCTGGCTACGATAAGCATTGCAATCTGGAAACAGGCGATTCAGTTCAGCCGCAGCTTCACGTTCACCACGCTTCCCTTTGTCCCTTGATGGCTTACCCATTAGCGTTTAACTCCAAATTGTGCGACGTTTGCTTTGCGTTCCTGCTGCTGATCTATACGCTGTTCCGTATGGCCAAGGCACTTGACGGAACGGACACCCAACGGCAAGTTTTTTTTTGAACCCTGCGACTCTCCATTTGGTCTGGAGTCCAGGAGTCCTGAATTTCTTCAGTCACACGCTTAATCCGTGCGTTGATGATGGCTTCTGCCTCATCACCACGAGGGCAGGCGAGTGCCCGCAACTCCTCTTCGGGCGTGTCGTCGTACTTTTCCAGCGGACTAACGAAGTCTTTCTTTTCGACATAACGTGAGTGGCACAATTCACACACATCAGGGAAAGGGGAGCTTTCCATCATCGAACGCTTACACCAAGAACAGCTTTTCATAGTTCATTCCTTCGAGCTAAATAGTTGTCGTTGACCATCAAACACAATGCGTGTTTGTTTGCGGTGAACAGGTCCGTTCCTGCGTTTGAGCAGAAAGATTTCATACGCATCCTGAGGTGCATCTTTCGCATTGGACTTTGCCCACCAGTAGCCACATGCAATCCCGCATGCGTCTCGCTCGATCCCACCACTGTTGGCAAGATCAGCTAAATGTATTTCAAGTGAATCTCGTTTCTCGACTTCACGACTCAGCTGGCTGAGTGCAATCATGGCGACGTTGTAGTCCCGACAAAGACCTTTGAGTCGTTTAGACACATCTGTCGTTTGCTCGTACAAACCACCTTTGTTGCTGTTAATCAGCTGGATGTAATCCACACACACCAACTCGATTCCGTACTGTTTCACGTGTGAGATCAGTTCACGCTCACAGTCTTCAATACTGTTTACCAGGCGAAAGTGCGTTGGCGTTGCTGACTTGTAGTACTCATCCAATCGCTGGCGAACAGCGTCTTTGTCTTGCAGCCATTCTTCTTCCGTTCCTCCGACACATGACTGTATGTGCCGTCGTCCAATCTCATACGCACCCATCTCAGCGGACAGAAACAACGTCTTCACACCAAGTCGTGCGTTATGGTTGAGCACCTGTAAGGCGAAGGCGGTTTTGCCCATGCCTGGTCTCGCTCCGTATACCCACATTTCGCCTTGTGCCATCTGGAAGCCTGCAAGATCGAGGGCAGACACACCAGTGCTCATGTAGTTCTGTGTTCCGAGACGATCCAGGAATTCCAGCGAGCAGTCTTTCATCGTGGATTCACGGATGTGGCTGACTGGCTTTTCCTGAGCGAATTCGTAAGCCTTTTTGACTGTGCCAATTACCCAGTCATCTCGACTACCTTTTTCGTAGTTGTGTTCGTAACACCAGACACGGATCATCTGTTCGATTTCATGTGTCTGGAACATCCGTTTAACTGCGAGCTTTGCCATGCTCATGACCAGGCTGGATGTTGATCTGTCTTTGAGGTCTGTTGTGTCACCTCTCCACCGCATCGACAGAAAGTCACTTGGGTTCTGTTTGATGAAGGTGGCAATTGAAGAGGGAAGGTCACCAGTCACCTGAACAGGAGTCGCTGGCTCTAAGCGTGTATGCAGGCGGGTTGCATACACATCTAACAGTTCAGGTGACGTGGTGACGATCTTGTCGAGTTGGATTTCGGCCCAGTCGTTTTCAACGTCTACGAAATGAGACTTATTAAAGTAGGGGTAACGGATGAGGTTGCCGTATCCCTTACCTTTTAAGCGTTCCTGTTTGGGGAAGACTTCCGTCAGTGGCAGATCAATCTGGTCACTGACGATACGGAAGAACGCTCTGGGCTTATACGCCTCAATCGGCTCGTTGAAAAATATCCAAAGGTGCGCTCCGCTGTTAGCGGAATGCTCGACATACACATGGAAGTCCTGCTTCACGAGGTAGAAGTACAGGTCTTCCACTTGCTTCTTCCAATCCTCATTAGGATTGCTTTCATGGTTGTCGATGTCCACGCAGGCAAGCATGACAGTGTTGTCTTTACGCATCGGGTAGAACCCGTAGCAAAGCTTGCCGGTACGATGGAAGTCATCGAACTCAGTCTCGGTCGGCGGTGACTGTATCGCAGGACGAAAGGTTCCTCCGTTCTGCTGCACAGCCACCACATCTTCACGACCGACAAAGTGTTTCAGTATTAGTCCTGAGCTGGTTCCCATTGAGGCCCTCGTGAAGTCTGCTGCTTTTTCGTCCCGCCAAAGCTTTCAGGAAACAGATAGGTCTCCTGGTTAAGCCACGTTGCTGCATGCTGGCGATAGTCACCGTCAGCTAAACGTTCATCTGGCCAGGCGTGGTGGTATTCAATTGCACGCCAACACAAGTAATCATGTGGGCCGTCCTCTTCGACTAGATCTTCATGGTCGTTTTCGAGTCGTTTCACTGCCTTGTGGTAAGCTTTCGCAGCATCAAGCTTGCGATCCTTACGAGGGTAGATTTTCCAAAACGTGTTGAACTCTTCGGTGTAGAGTTCTTGCGTTGTCTTACGAGTTCGCTTTTTGCGATCCGCTTTCTGCTCGACCAGGTAGCCGAGCCGACTGTTGATGCTTTCCAACAGCATCAGTACATGTTCGTGATAATTCATTTGCTTCCCTGCTGGGTTAAAGTAAAAAAGGTGACGATGCAGCCGATAGCTCCTGCATCGCCACCTCGGTCACGGCAACAGAGCCTACAGGTTAAGAGGTGTTACCCTCTCGCCAACCTGCTGTGGAGCTGCTTGCTCAGTGCTACCAAAGGCATCACCAAACATGGCATCAATCCTCGATGCGTCACTTGCGGCAACAGGTGTTACCGGGCGTGTTTCACGTGGTCGTGAAATGCTCCAACGCTCACGAGTCTGACCATCCGTGCCAGTCTCTTGCTTGCACCACAACCGCACTTCGCTTGAACGAAGGTCAATTGGGTTGTCGCCATCAAGCTGAATCTGCGACGGTTGGCCGACAAAGCCAATGGACTGAAGGTCTTTGGCGACAAAGCCTTTTGTCTTTTCCGTCAACGACATCCAGATGGTTCGCTCAATCGCATCACCAACTGGCGTATACGTTCCGTCCTTTTCAATCTTGGACAGAACCCGACACTTCAGAACAATCTGAGGTGTGCCGGTTTTGGCATATTCCATGCCCTGGTCGGCTACTTCACCGACATACAAACCTTGAAATTGCATAACTTTACTCCTGTTACGCGACCTAAGAATTAGCACCTAGAGCAGTGGCAAAGTTTTGCCAGGCTGCTTGTGGTGTTTTCCCACACGAGAGTTCGGGTGGCAGTCCGTAGCGATTCTTCGCCACAAAGCTTGCCTGTCCCTGGCAATGGATGATGCGTTCAGTACCACCTTTGCCTTTGACCTTCAGTCCGTCCTGCGACGTAACTGTAAGGAAGTCCATAAAGAGGATGGCATCACTCCATCGCTCAACAACCGGCCACAAAGTCTTGTGGATATCTGGTTGATAGCGGCTGAAGTCCTGACCACTTGGGTTGGCGAAGTTGCCAATCTTTACGTGGCCGATGGCAAACACATGCACACCCTTCTCAAGCCGCAGCTGATCTAAGTCGTAAAAGAACTTACGCCAGCGATCTGCTGCAATTGTGTAACCTTGTCCGTAGGCTGTGAATCGATTCCAGTCGCCACCATAGTCCTGGTCGCAGGTTTCTTTTACACAACTAACGCTTAGTCCGTTGATCGTGTCGATCACAATGGACTTGTATTTAAGGTCTTTTGTTTCACGAAGCTCTTGAACTAAGTTCGAGATTTCAGTGAATGAATTTAGACCGTCCAGGTAACTGACTGGTTCGATCTGTCCACTTGCCATCAAGGTGTTCACGCCGTCTTCAGCGTGAGTCGTGATGACCAATGGTTCAGGAGCCTGGCAGGCAAAGCTTGTCTTGCCGACTCCCGGAACTCCAAGCACAACCACTCGCATTCCACGAGGATCAGGCTCAGACTTCACTTGTTCCAGAATTCCCATCTTTGAGTTCCTTCTGCTGTAACCAATATTTCTCCAGTGCATCGTGGACCAATGATCCATACCTCAATGCTTCTGATTTTTCTCGACTCGCTTTTTCGATTCCAAGCACATACGTGAAGTAGTACTTAGTGCGGCAGCTATGGAATGTGCCAATGCGGCTGTGCGACAGATTGAACCTGCCTGACTGCGACGATCCCTTCCTTGGGACCCATGTGTCGCTCTCAGGATGATCAGTGCCAGAACAGATCGTCCAGTAAGGACATGTCGTTCCGTAAGCGAAACAACTATTCGTGTTCTGATACCAACTATCAGTCTCTTCTGCTCGCTCTATCTCCTTAGCGACCATCACGAGTTGACGGAAAGCTTCCTTCATCTCATCAACTGTGCGAGTAATTCTCGTCTTTCGACGAAAGTACGCTTCAGGGTTCTCGTTGAGCACATGGAGCACTCGATAACGATACATCTCAGCGTTCTCTTTCTGCAGCTTGTCAGCCCGAAACGCCAAAAGCGTTTCCTGGCTGAGTTCCTTGCCGAAGTAGGTTGAGTTGTCAGTGATTTCTCGCTTAGACCCAAACCGTTTGTTTGCTGTACCAACTGGAATTGCTTTTGGGCGAAGTGAAACTTTGCGAATCACATCCATCCACGTTTCCTCAACCATTTCACCGTTGAGGTAAGCCAGTAAGTGGTACAGGCTGATCTGGCGATCGAAGCTCGTTTTGGCGAGCTGTGGATGCCAGGGATTATCCAGAGCAGAAGAGGTTGTCTTATGCTCTAGGTTGATAAGCTTTCCCTTTTGGTCTCTCAGAAACGTGTCGAAACGACCTGTTAGTGAAAACTTCGTATCGGGAATGTTTATCTTTTGCGTGGCTTCGACAGACACAACATCGAACTTGTCGTTGTTGTAGTAGCTGTCGTACACTTCCAGCAGTGCTGAAGCTGAAGCGACTTCAAATGGATCGCTTCCTGTGCTTTGGCATGCTTTGAGGTGGTCTAAGCCAGCCTGAAGCGGTTCATACACATGTGGCATATTTAGTCCTCCGGCAATTGGCCGTTACGTTCTTTCAACCACTCGTTGAATGCTTCATTGGTTGTGTATTTGGTTGAGCCAGGCTTCACATAGGGAAGTCCGTGATACTCAGTCCAACGGTCTACCGTTCCAGGTGTCACGTTGAATTGCTCTGCATACACTTGCAGAGTGTTGAATTTGTCGATGGCGACATCAAAGTCCCACTTCATTGCGATTCCTTTCATAATTCACCAGCGACGGACTAATTCTACAGTGTAAAAAAGTCGATAATAGGTTTATTAAAATAATAAGATGTAAATTGACAGCCATCGGCGGATAACGTAGATTTACATAGATATGAAGTGGTCTCAAAGCCAACTTGAAATTGGAAAACCAAATGAGCGACAGCAAAATCAGCAACAAAAAGTACACCGTAAATACCTACGAGTGGACTGGTGAGGAAATCTATTTCCTCGGTAAGTACCTAGCGGCTCAGGCTGACATCCTGAAGTCCACAGGCGGTCGCTGGGCTACATACGGTCAGGGCAAAAAGATCGAGATACCGAACCTTAGTGTGCTTACTAACTCACTTGAGAGTGTAGGGAAGGTTGCTTGGGATATGAGGTGTTCAGTAAACGTACAGCTCGATAGGCAAGCAGACACAAGACAGCGTGATGAGGCTATCAAGCAGATTCGCAAGTGGGAAAATCTGATTGCCGAAGAGGACGATGAGGGTGTACTAGCAGCTTACGAGATCGCCTTAACTAAAGCTCAACTTCGGCTAGACGAGGTGGTGAATGCTAAACCCGATCCAGACGCAGAACTTGTGTCGTTTGCTGACAGCGAAGACAATTTGCTGTGTGAAAAGGATCACCTCAGCAAACTCTATAAAGATGAAACGCTCGATGAGTCTGAGGCAGAAAGCATCGAACCTGTTGTACGAGCCATGATGCGAACTAACAGTATTGAGTATGTGTTCGAAGCATTAAATTTACCCTGGTCAAGAGTGGCTCATGGTCAGTCTAAAGTAGATGCCGACATGTTGCGTTGGGCATTTGCACGTTTCGGTTTTCGCTGGCGTACTAATGACGATAAGACACGCTTCGACATGCCAGTTGAGCGATATGCGTTTAGTAAATCTCGTGAGAGGATTAAGGACCTGCGTGCAGCTGCTAACCGATGGGATAAACCGTTTGAGTTGAAGTTGTTGACAGAAGATAGTCGAGGCAAGTTCGAAAAGTCATCGGAGCAAACACTTAGGGAAATGCTGGAAGATATCCTTAAAACCAGTGAAAAAGCCTACAGGTCGGCAAAATCGAAAACGGTTCCAGCGGTGTGGCTGAATAAAGTGGCTGCCGTTATCGGCTATTTTCCTAGTATGCTGCCACAAGGCATGTGGTCCTTTATAACCAATCGTGGATGCGCTCATGACACAACAAATCTTTCTCGCTGTTTGCGAGAAGCGGCTGAGAAAAAGTTTCTTGGCGCAACAAATATAGAAGTTGGGGCGACGCCCCTGAAGAAAGCGTACTACTTGCGTGATTGTGATTTTGATTGTGATCATGGGTATCCTGATTTAGATACATTCATCAACATGATGTCTGTCATTATTTATCGTTGGACAGCTGACGTTGAATTGACGGCAGCTGAACAAGTGTTTGAGGACGCCGTAACAGGAGAAGCTAAAGTTTCTCGGTATATTTTCCCACCAGGTAACCCTGTAGTCGGATTTCCGGGATACTTTGAAGATAGAGGAGAAGGGTATGACACTCTTAATTATGCCGAGGTAGAAGAGCATTCAGCTCTCCGTAATTTCACATGGTTCGCTATGCTTCCAAACGGTATGTTTGACGAACTAGAACGTCGTATACATGAAGCGTAACGATTCCCTTTAGCCTATACCAAAGCTTAACCAAAGCGGTCTTTGCGAGTCCGTTACTCACTATTTAACTCAGGTCACTTCTGCTTATGAAACTATGGCTAATCGACCAGGACGCATCGTTTGTTGCAACATCGAATAGCTGCGCGTTGCCTGGATTTCACAGTTGTGATTATCGTTTGCCTCATGACATGTGTCTGTCACTACTCAACGATCCTGAAGCTGATGGTCGTGGGATTTCTCTCCCTCAGCCTGATGTTTATTCAGCATTCTTTTGCGGTCAGGAGAACAACGCTGCACCAAGAAACCTGTTGGATTTGTGTCTGACAAACCCATGACCAGCTAAATTTTTAGCACACTTTGCCCCGACTTCTAGAGTCTTTTTGGTCAGAAATCCAAAAAAGTACGATGTAGATTAAAGATTTAGCCCAAATTAGGACGATAAATATGATGTAAAGTATTTTAGTAAAATTAAAAGAATTGTTTTGACATCGTAGAATTTTATGCTAAAATGAGAAAAGACAGCAACGGGCTGAGAGTCGATAGGCGACTCGAACGGTAAGTAGGTTACAGGAAAGGAAATTTGAAATGGATGCAGTTTGTGGTTTTTTGACTTGGTGTTTAATGATGGTTTTTGTTGTTCAGCTATTCATCATTATGTTTCGCCTTTGCTATCAGCCTGGCCTAGCTTCACAAGTGTGGAACGCCTTCTTGGAATTAGAAGACGATCTTGATGAAGATGAAGAATACATGTTCTTTCACATGCGGTAAAAAATTTTATTCTTTAGGTCAAAAAAAGTACATCGTAAAAAAGGAGATAGCATGAGCTTCTACACAGAAACACCAGTTGAAGAATACTTTGAAACCACAATGCGACGAGTATCGCTAGCGTTGGGATACGATGGTCAAACTAATCGACAGTGTTGGGATTGGATTAACGCAGTTAGTGAGCGTTGGGGCAATGACGACCTGGATGAGAGGTTAGACTTCTGCCTGAAGTATTACGAGAATACGGGATACTTGGCTTACAGTGCAAAGTTCGTTAACGGGAGATAGAAATGATGGAAGTAGCAAATGTAATCGCCCAACAGGTGGGTTTATTGGTCCTGGTAATGTGCTTGCTAGGTGAACGATAACGAAAGGAAATAAAATGAATACACAATGGAAATCAACAATTGGAAACCTGCGAACCTATCAAGGTGATATTGTTCACGTTATAAGCGAAAGCGAATACTGGAACGAAGCAAAGGTTATGTTTACGAGTCCAAAAGAAAATCAGCCAACCGGCATATTTACAGTTGGTTTGCCACGTTTGAAAAAACTTGGACGAAATTAGGCTGAGTAGCCAAAAAATTTTTATTTCAACCGGCGAAATTCTACATCGTAAAAAAGGAGTTGCCATGAATTGGAAAGAGACACAGATCAAACTACGTTGCCAAAGTCAGGTAGCTCAGGTGATCAACGGCCTTCGGGAGCGAAAGGTCAATCCGGCGGATATAGGTGTGCAGAACGTGCAGCTGAAGAAGTGGAGTGAAGGGAAGAGTGGAATTGGCCTGTATAGGTTTGCGGAGTTAGCAGATGCAGCGGGTTACACCATCGTAGTGAGACCATCGGAGCACAAAAAGAAATGAGCATGAAACAAATCATAGAAGAAACACGTGCCAGAGCCTCTGAAGCCATGTTCAGAGATGCTCAGACGGCTTCCAGAGTCAGACACATGGCGGTTGGAAAGTCTAAGCGTAAAGCAGGGAAGATCAAGTTTGTGAAGATCATAGAAGCAGTGAAGCTGAACCCTGTCGCATACAGAGTAGGTATCGACGATGACAACCATGTCGGCCTGGAAGTCGTCCACGGTCCTAGCGGATCGTTGCACATAACACATGAAATAGCGACACAAGTTCGCACGATTATCGAAGCTGGTCGTAAGCAGCTTCAACAACAGAATGACCATGGAGGTGTGCTATGAGTCGTTTTAACTGTGGAGATTGGGTGGTTTTCACCTATCTCAAAGGTGCTGATTCCTCAATTGAGGAAGGTTACCTGTTGACGGATTATTCCGCCAACGAAGAAAGCTACCGAGGCGAGGTAGTGAAGGTTCGTGACATTGTGTCTGAACCTCTTTTGAAGAAGACGTGGCGGTCTCCTTCGATTAAGGGACCAAGGTCTCGCCACCTGGTTACTGTCCGTCTCGCTGACGGTAACCTCAAGTCCTTCTATGAAGGGCGTGTGGTCTCTGCAACTAAGTTGGATGACTCGTTCATTCAAGCCTTGTCAGTGTTGGGTCTGACACAAGGTGAGCTTAATTAGCTCCTAGTTGTGTGGGGTTCGAGCCTGCCGCCTTCGGGCGGTACGGCTCGGCATCTCTCACCCAAAACAAAACTTACTAAACAGTTCATGTCATTAAATGAGGTTTTATATGACACTTCCACAGGAAACCAGGTTCCAAGCTGCTTTGTTAGTCGAAGCAGGAGTTATTGTAGCTGAGGCTGCACGAATGCTGTCAGTCAGCTCGACATATGTCAAAGCTGCGTGCGATGAGTTTGGTGTCGATACGACACAAGCAAATTTAGGTCGTCAAACTAAGTACGATCCCGAGATAACTAAGCTTTGCAAAAAGCTGAAGCGTCAGGGCAAATACGCCCGAGAGATTGTTGAAATTGTGAACTCCACGACGGAGTGGACAATCAATGAGAAAAATGTCGCCTACCTAACTAAGGATGTTAAGCGGCCCTCTCGTAATCCCAAAAAGATTTCTGGCGAAGCAAAGCAAATGTGTCTGACATTAAAGGAATCTGGGTTCTTCGCCCATCACATTGCTGACCAAGTGAATCAGCAGCTGGGACACAACTTCACCATTAAACAAGTTGTCGAGGCGACAAAGAGTGTTAGTCGTCCAATGTGGAAGGATGGGAATACTGGTCTACCACATCCAGCATCCCCGAGGGACATGGCAGTATTCAATTATTACTGCCAAGACTTTAAGACTTTGAGAGAAACGGCTGTTCACTTCAATATCACTCGTGAGCGTGTGAGGCAGATTTTGGTCAAGCTAAAAAAACGTCATGGTCTTGAGCGAAAACCTAAGCCTGTGCCAAAGAATGAGTGCGGATACTGCGGTAATGAGTTTACCCAGGAGCCAGGTCGTAAAAGAAAGTATTGCTCGCAGGAGTGTGGAATTAAAGCTGGATCGCTGAATCGGCGCAGGCCAGGTTGTGTGTCTGATCGAGAGGCTACAACCACTTTAACCTGTGCTCACTGTGGGTGTTCGTTTGAGCGAACTAACTACGAAATGAATATACGCCGTGCTAACTATAAGCAGGCTGGGCGTGTGGACTCCGGGAAATATTACTGTAACCGTGAGTGCTACGAAAACCGTGCGAAACCCTATGTGCCTAAGCCTGAGGTGCAGGAAGTCTTTCACTTCCAGCAGGATACTGGCGTGTTTCCAGTGCCTGCTGCTTAGACAGAATATTCCAATTCGACTTTTTAAAAATTTACGTAAGGTGTAAGCTATGAAGCGTCTTTATACAGACCTCGAAGCCAGCGAGTATCTGGCAATCAGTAAGAGCAAGCTCTGGTCGCTTGTTCGTGGGAAGCAGCTGCCGGTTGTTCAGGTTGGTCAGCGTTCAAAACGATTCGACATTCAAGACCTTGATAAGTACATCAAGGGCGGAAAGCGAAA